TAATTACATTATAGCTGTTTGCATAATTTTGTTTACATTTACATCTGCCGCCCCACAGTTTTTGTTGATTAATTGAAATAATATCCATTATTCGTTCCAGTTCTAGTGGATATGATAATTGATAATCATCAATTGGGACGTCTACTTTTGAAGCTATATCATAAACTTGTCCTATATTACATTCTTCAATATCAGCTCTATTTTGTGTAAAGTTTGCTATACGCTCATATGATTACGACCAAAAGCTTTACCTTACTCGGTATCATCATTCCCCCATACCACGTCCATATACCCGTCCCAGAGAACAATATTTTCGTTTATATGCGAAGGTATAGCTAAAGAATGAACATACTGGCTTGCATTCCAACTTTCATTGAACTTTCGTATTTCCAGCCCAGTAAAATCTTCAACATTAAAAACTCGGCTCTCACCTTGTATGTATGAAAATCCAGCGGAACCTGCACTTAGCATAACTCCAGGACTATATTTTCTGTAAAACCGATAACCACACCAATCACCGAATGCCTGTGCAGATTTACTCTGTGAATCACCAGATACAGTATATTGTGTTGTAGGGAAATTATAAAAAGAATACTGATTATTAGGAGTAATCTCCATAAAATATTCTAGACTACTATCTTGTACTAGATATAGTACGTTTTCGATAGAATTAATAACAAACACACGCCCATAAATATCACAACATAATCCTTCAAGTGCATTATATTCAAGTTTTTCTGTATCAGCCCAATCAGGTATGGTAGTAACACCTACCGTCCATGAAGTCTTTGCTCCACCTGTAGTAACACGAGTTAATGTATTCCAGTCTTCTGTAAACCATACACTCTCACCTCCATCGATAGCAAGATATTCTGGATTTACCGCACTGATTGAACATAGTAATGCTCTAGTTGTCGAGCTGTACATATTTACACTACCTTTGCGATAGTCTGGCCCGGCGTGATATGTTAGTGATACCCAGACATCATTTGTTCTACCAATATGAATATCCATCGGATTAGAGCACGTCGGTAATGTAATAGATTGGAGATAATTTCCTTGTGAGTCGAATTGCCATAACGCACTTGATAATGAATTTGTATATGAGACCCAAACATTGTTATTCATATCGGTCTCTACTAAAGTTGGCTTGTAGACTGGATCGGCTTCCTCATATAGTGAAAATAACGGATCGATAACAGGATCCGGAAATCCGAAAGAAATAACAGCACATATTTGACCATCTAATGTATTAAGTTTTACAGCAGATTCTGAATCAAAAAATGACACCCAAAGGTATCCATCACTGTCTAGACTTATGCCAGCAGGTGTTCCGCCGCCTAGATTTGTTCCGAACGATGAAGTATCGCTAAAATCTATTGTTGAGAGTAGTACACCATTTGTTGAGAATTTGTACAGCATATCGTTTTCACTATCAGATGCCCATAGATTATAGCAAGGGTCAACCGCAATGCCGTAAATACCTCCAAATCCAGTTAGCCCCATTATGTTAGTTGTAAATACCTGTAGATCAGCTACATCATAAATCGTCTGGGCTGGACTGATATCGATAATTTTACTCTCTTTTAGATATGATGTCATCTGATCAACAAGTGTTTGATCGAAACACGGATAATATAATCTGTTTAACGTGTTATTTGTTGGGTTTGATATCCAATAATATGGAGTGTGTATCCACGTCTTACTAATTGAAACATTACCTGAAACTGTTATCGTAGTAGACAATAGTACTTCTTCAGTAGAGAAGCTGCTTCGTATCCATCCCTGTGCATCAAATCCATTATTATCATAAGCGGACAGGTAGGCCCACCCTGTTTCCGGTGTCCAAACGACGTTTGTAGATAACGGCAATACAGACAGATCACGATCAAGAGACCCTGCAAGATACCCATCATAATTTGTTGGAGGAACATCAAATAAAATGTGTGCACAACTATCTGATATTTTATCTGGGCAGAAGGCAGAAATATAGGTTGTATCGCCGCGTACAGTTATAACATGGGGAATGTTAGTATCCTTCCAGTATAAATCAAACATTGGATATTTACCGTTTCGTGTAATATCAAATTGTAATGGATCGGTACCGTTTATAAAATAGGGCATAACAATGCCTACTTTGCTATTTGCATATCCCGGTACGTTCTCTAAGGTATCGCGGGTATCTAGATAAACAGGATAGTCACTAAAATCAACAATAGCCCATAATATAACAGGACTACATCCTTCCGACTGTCTATCATCGATATAATAGAACTGAGCTGTAGTAATTACGCCTAGTGTATTACCAGAGGCGTCTGTAACTAATGATGTAACAGAAGGTATTATAGACTCGATATAATTTCCGCTCAAATCTGTAAAACGCCACTGAGCAAGAAGATGTGACCATTTATTTTGTGGTTGCTGATAAGGAGCTGATCGAGAGTTCTGTGCATACAAATGAATCGTATGAGGGTTAAGATCCTCCGCGCTTAGAAAGAGTGTAAATGGTTGGTTACCATTACATCCTATAATTCCTGGAGTTGTCGGTATATCTGCCCAAAGAGCAACTGGAAAACTCACGGCACTCTGTAATACAAAATTCGTTATCATTAATATTCAATCGCTTCATAAATTGTTGTCTCAGCTTTAACTACTATCTTCTCAGTAAAATGCTCTTTATTATCTAAATATGGAAATTTGAAATATTCCAGTGAAACATTTTTCGTAGTTAAAACTCTATCAGTTGGATAAATTGGATTCCATAGTAACATTGATAAACCATTATATCTAACATTTGGATTATCTTTACGACGAGTATAAAAGGTTTTTATCCCGTCTACACTTAGTATATTATTTGTTAATGTATTTAAATCAAGTTCTTGACCGAGTGAGATATTATCTCTCTAGAAGTACTCTGTAAATACATCTGCAACATCAAGAGCTATAGAGTTTGTATCTCGTCTTGAATTTGGACTCTTAACGATATATAGTTCTGTATTTCCAGTATCTTCGAGTGTACCGTTTGCGGATCCATCTAGTGTAATACAAACATTTGTTGCAATATAGACAGGATCTAAAACGATAGACTCCGATGTAAGAGTCTTTAGAGACCGTAGACCAGATATAATTAACTCTTTCTGAGCCGGGGTTAAGTTTGTAGTTGGATTCTTTGTTTGTGATATGGTCTTTGGAACAATAACAAAATATACATTATTGAAATTACAACCATCTACAAACAATACCTGGTTATACAATAAATTCGAAACATTATTTGGATCTTTTAATCCAATATCATTATAATAGTATTTTACCTGCTCTTGTAGATACGTCCAGTTATTTACAACCGCAACATCATGAATAAGGTTTGCAAAATTTATACGAATATAGTTTGAATAATCTTGTTCCGTAATTAATCTATATTGAGAACGGAAACCGCCTGGTGCATTTTGCTTAATCGATTCGATAGATTCCTCTGATTGATAGTAGGTTGAAATATTTGTGTTGTCAAAATAGATATCTTTTGCTTGCTGTGTGTTAATAAAAATCATGTTAGTAGATGTTTGCTGGTTAATACTGTTGATTATTTGATTAATGTAGTTGTTGAGAACGGGATGATGTTACGTCCACGAATGGAACCAACCCCTACTTCGCCTTCAGCACCATTTGATTGTAAGTAATAAATTGCAACTCTATCATTTGTATTTAATTTTCTTCCGTTGATACCGTTACCAAACTTAATTTCATATTGTTTGTTTTCGTTAAATCTTATTTCATACCCGTTACTAAATGCATCTTCATTATATAGTGACTGCACTCTAGACCACTGTAGCCAATTACCGTTGCTGTAAACATAGACATCAATATTAAAATGGTCTACAATGACGTTATCTCCGAGGGTGAAAAATATAATCTCATTATCATTACCAGCGGCGGAATAAATTGGATACTCACGATATCTGCCCTGGTATAGTAATTTCTGCTTTGTAATGTTTATAAGATTTTCAGTTGCGCCTAATGGCTGTGTTTTTGCAAAAACTATATCTTCATTAAAAGTATATGTTTTTGTTCCGTTTTCAATATACGAATAACGTGGAATAGTATATAGACCTTCACCGAAAGTTGTGCCTGCCGTCATACCAAATGTTAATGTTGATGTCTGGCGGCCTATTGGCTTGTAATCAAGAAGTTTTACAATACGATTCATTGCATCATATAGTGTTGTTTCAGAGAACTCTGAATTCGTAGCTGTTTGATTCAGATAATAAAGTAAGGTATTGAATGCGTACGCAATTATTTCGTTTATAGTTGAAATATATGAACCTTCATAGTTCTGATCCGTAAAAATATTAGTCTCGTTTAAACGATCCTTGATATATTGTTTTAGCGTTAAAGCATCAAAAGATAGATATCCATCTTTTGGTATATTAAATTCTGTTGACATTATCTATCGTACTCCTTAAAATACAAATCCATCTTTTGTTAATAAACCTTCTAAGCCAACTGGCTCCGTTAGAAGTGGACTACCTACATTTAGTGTTATCACGTATTCGTTCCGATCTTCATATCCAACTATATCGAGATTTAATACGCGCACTCTTGACTCCCATTTTCTAATTGCATCACTGATCTCTCTGCCAATTTGTCTCGATAATGTTTCTGTTACAGGCTCAAAAACATATCGTCTTATATCAGAGCCGTACTCAGGTATTAGAAATCGTTCGCCTGGTATCGTATTAAACAAATTCTTTAGAGAATTCCTAATTGCGTTCAAATCATATGCAACTTTAATATCTCGACCATTTCCAATAGTACTTTGGAAATTCGCAGCGGAGCCGATTGGATCTTCTGCAAAATCTAAATAAAAATCAACATAACTATAATTATCCTCGTTAGTACTTGTATCTTGTAGTGTGTTAAAATTAATAGAGCTCATTTTTATTCCTTAAGTAACATAAATATTTATACAATACACTGTTTTTGAAAGGACACAATGGGCATTTTTAATGAGAATGATTTAATATTTGAAAACTATAGAAAAAGTATAGTTGAAAACGGGTATTCATTTCCGGTAACACACAACCCTCGAGCGTATATTGGCGGTAGTATGGTAGAAGAAATAGAATACATCAGGGAAACGATAGTTCCTCTAATCAAATCTGGCAATATTATAGATGCTCTTAAATTATTTCGTACTATTCCCGGACATCAATACGATGACGAAAGAGAAATGAAAGTTTACGTAGATAAAATTACCAGTCCAGCTTTTCTATAAATAGTAATAGGAGTAAATATG